GTGTAAGAATTCTTTGTATTTGTTCTTCAAGAATTTTTGAACGATTTGGCCATTTGATGATTGGTTGATCAGCAGTTTTTAAAAGTTTAGTTAGAAACGGCATGATGATTTTTTCAACTTGCTGTAATCTTGCTTTGTATTCTTCAACCGTTTCATCTTTCTCTGCAATTACTGCATTGAAATCATCTTCTGATTCTGTTGAGAAACCAAAGTCATCGTCTGCATACTCTTCAAGAATTTTCTTTAGATCATAACCCATAAATTACTCCGCTTTTTTCCAGACTTTTGTTTTCAGTAAATTTTGTCTTGCGAATTCTGCACGATTTACAAGTTTAGTTGGTTTACCTTCATGACTGACAACGAAACCTTCGGGCTTTGATTTCTTATTATCTATGTGATGTTCATAATCACCTTCATGAGTCTCTAGATGTTTGACAAGAGTATTCTTTGCTTGCTGTAAATGATGATGCATAGTTAAAAGATGATCATAGTGTTCTTTGTGTTTATCAATATGATTCGAATGTTCTTTTGCTTCTGCTGCTTTTTGATTTTTGGCTTTATCTGTTTTTACTTTATCAATCGCTTTATTATATTTTTCTTGAATATGTTTTTTCAATCCTTCTGATGTAGGCGAATGATTTTCTCTTACTGTATGATTAATGTATGTGGTTAGATGACTGTCGGCACCATGGTGTTTTTCTGTTGCAGGATACATTTTATGGCCATAGGTATCATGAATATGTTTTGCAGCAGCCATGTGCTTATGAAATTCTTGCTGTGCATGATGTGGATAATCAACTTTATCTGTATCATGTTCTGCTGAATGATGGTGAACATCTGGATGATGTTTAAATTCAGTTGCATGATCTGTGTGAGGTGATGCTTTCATTGTAGCAAGATCGTCACCATGATATTGCTGATGTACAACAACACCTATTTTAGATTTTTTAATTTCATCGGCTTTCTTACCATGAGCAGTATATGTAATGGTATTTGGGGTAAAAGATACTTTGCTCATTTCTTTAAGTCCTCGTGTGTATACATTAAATCACCTTGATATACACCTTTCTTAGGTGTGACTTTGGGTAAATGCTTTAATGCTGATTTTAATTTATTGGCAAGACCTGGTGCGTGACCATGATTTTCATCAATGTCTTTTTCTGTATGATTAATTTTTGGATTTTTATTGAAAGCAGATTTAGAAGCAACGAAGAATTTTCCAGTCTTTGGATGGTGGCCAAAAACAACCGATGGTGATCCATCATATTTCATTGTCAAGTTACTATTCTTTTCTTTATTTGCCATATGATGATGTGCTTTCATTAAAGCACCATATGCGTGTTCGAACCCAGAATGTCCACTAATAATTGGATGATCTTCTGCATGAGTAATATGTTTAAGGTGACCAGATTCTTCTTCAGAAGATTCTGTTAAAAATGTCAGAAATGATTTCATTTTTGCTCTCTTAAAATTTTATGGGAGTTTTATTTCGTAATTTATCAGGCCTTGATCAGCCGTTAAAGAACCAATTGCGGACTTCGAAGAGATTATTTTTATACTACAATCACCACTATTTATAAAAGAATATTCTATGTCACCATCTTTCCATTTTTTGTTATTCAAATTCGCTTGCCAAAAATTCTTTCCCGAAAGAATCTTTAACAT